CGTAAAACGGTACTAATAAAAACGAGACTATTAAAAGAATTATGCTCTTTTAATTAAGTTATTTAAGAAAATTGCTGTTTTCTCTACAGTTCAGTTTTCCGGTAGATCTAGCATAATGCGATCATTCTCTACGTTTAACTGAAAACGTTGTTTGTGTGGGTCTTAGGCACGAGAAGCTGATGCTACAGCACCAGGCATACCCATAACCCTTGATGACAATCCTCTTTCTGTCATTCTATTCTTTGATTGTAGTTGGTTAGTGATACGTTGTTCTTGATGCGAGGATTGGAGTAAACCAAGTTCATTCTGGTAGTTGCGTTCTTGGAGCAATTGCTCTTGAGAGTGTTGTTGAGATTGGTACTGATTTTGGAAGCCAAACTGATTTTCTTGCATTAACTTTTGAAAATCAAAACCTTGTTGCTGAAATTGATTTTGAAAGTTAAACATATTACCTTGCATAGTTTCCTCATGACCAAATTGGTTTCCTTGCATCTTTTCTTGGTGTTTACGTTCTTGGTATTGTCCAATAGCTTGCCCAACTCCAGCCATTCCGCCCCCAGCCATTGTAGCAAAGAGAGCAGCGGCATTTGCTGTAAATCCTGACTGGGTTGGTGTTATATCAGAGAAAAGGTCTGGGGAAATTGCTGTTTTAAAAACATCCCCACGACGCAAAAACTCTGGAGCTACACGATCAATCCAATCAAAAGTAACAGTTTCTTGGAAATCAGTTGCTCGCTGAACAATACTGATTTGACCAATAATGAGGTTTTGATTATTTTGTGGAATAACTCTATATCGCGTTGGTGAATTTGGAGCATTAATAACAAAAACACGACTTTCCTGAAGATATCTCACTGTAGCAACTTGTCGCACAGATTGAGCATCGATTAAACGGAATTGAAGGCATTGTAACGTTGACAAACCTTGAGCTAAAAGCTCAAAGTATTTTGCGATTGTTGCATTATCATTGCTAGTAGGCATTTGAGCCTGACCAACAGCGACAGAGCTTGGTGGTATTTCAGTCATACGAAACAGTAAATTTCCTGCTGGAAGTGTGTTGATTGTGTTCCTAATAGTTCCTAATTGTTCATCAACGTTGAAAATGGGATATTGTGGTAAATTCGTTACAGATTGGGTTTGATAATGACCAGCTAAACGTACCGCAACTTGTCGAGAATATGCTGGTTCAGCAGTTCCTCGAAGTTGTTGGGTATAGCAAAGTAAGAACCAAATTGTTCCTTTATCGGTAACATACTTAATCCATTCCTTGATAGTGTTACTGAAACCACCTCCTGATGGATCCATATTGTTTGAAAAAGTCAATTCCGTTTGATTATAAGTCGAACTATGTGTGATAACACCACCAGCTAAAATAGGTGCTGGTAAGTAACCTTTATTCGCATTCCATCGTGACCATGTCATAGCAAATTGGAGGGGTTGTTTCTGAAATCCTGGCCAATTATTGTTATTTATCCAAGCATAAAAACTTTTTTGATCCATATTTGTAACAGTTGAAATGTAGACAGTGACATAATCACTAGGAGCAACTGATTTTCCTGTCATCCAAGGCCAATCTATTGAGAGCTGAGAAACTGTGTCAGTCTTTGACCAGTTTTCAACATTATAATAGGTAGCCCTATCATTAGCAGTTGTTCCTCCTAATTGACCACCAATTATTCCATTTTTCCTAGCTTCAAAAGACATGTCTGGATAAAACTCCTCTTGAATGGGTGCTGATGATGCACTCAGTTGACCATCTGTGTAAAGCCAAATACGATTATTTAAATCTTGTGGAAAAACAGATTGAAATTTATTTTGAGGGACTGGTGTTGTAGTTGTCTCAGATGTCATTTCAGTATCTGCAGGATCTAAAGCTCGGAATGGATTTCCTTCACCTACTGTTGCAAAACGTGATGCTATACGTACACGTGTAATAACCCCTGGTTGAAGAGGGTTTTGAAGAGACATAAGCAAGAATAAGACTAAGTGTGGTCTATCCGCAAGATTATCAGCATCCAAATCATCAGACACTTCACGGTAGAAAAATTGTTTTCTGGCATCATGGAGGGTATGAACCACATTCCATGGCATAGTAACACCTTTAGCCGAATAAGAATATTTTTGCATCATACTTACTGGAACAATTGATGTTGTAATTTTACGTTTGACCCATGCAATACCAATAGCACCTGAAAAAAGTGGATTACCGATGACGGTATAGCGGTATTTAAATGAACCAGTATAACGTTCATGTTGTTGTACCCATCGCTTAGCATATCGATTTAAGAATGGATGATTCCATCCATAAGGAATTTGAGCTACGACAGTTCCAGCTGGCATGTCAGCACTAACTTCAATTTCAGTGTCTGCATCAAGGAATTGTTGATAGGCTAAATCCTTTAAGTCAAATTGAATAGCTCCGACTGTTGACATATCAGGTGCTCCAATAGGGTTAAGTGTATGTTGTTCTTGTCCCATGATAGCAGCTTGAATGTCTTCGCCAGATGATGTCATTGCTGGAATTACAGCTGTTGGTTGTGGATTCGCATTTCCGGGTAATGACCCTTCACCTTGAAATCGGCTAGCTTGGTTCATTGTTGCTGGTTCAATTGGTGTATCAGCATTAGCATGATTAGTAGTTCCTATTGTAATAGAAAAGTCATTACCTCTAATATTGAAATGCTTCCTGAAAATATCAGTAAGTACTTCCATATCGGTATCAGTTAGATCTCTCTGAACAGATCCTACTCGAATTGAACCAATATTAGTAAGAGAACTGTCTATTGTCGCTTTAAGTTGTTCACAAGCTGAGCGTTTTGCATCTTGTTTTGTACGACCATGACCTGTTGCCTTATACTGGTTCTTGTGATGTTTAAGTAAGACTTCTGCATCCCATTCTGTTCTCCCATCCATAGAATAAGTATAGATAGGTGTTGCTAATCGTTGTGATTGCACATATTCATTAAGCCACATATCTGCCATTTTATTGAATTCACGTTTTTGAATTATATTCTGAGAGGAATAATCTAGAGCGTTTGCTTCAATTGATTGAGTTAAGAGGTTTCCAGCTACCTGTAAAGTTGGATGTTTACTTTCATTAAGAACATACCCAATGAAGTAATCAATATAGCATTTGTGTGGATATAGATCAATTGAGATATTATAATGATTTGCTATTGCAAGTGCCCCTTTAGCAAGAAGATCAAAATATTCCTTTCCGTGTAGTGATGCTTCAAAAAGCGCAATATTGATATTCATTGATATCTGTTCCTTTGTTTCAGAAGCAAGATAGAAAAGGCATGATGTTATAGATGCAGTTTTTAGACAGGGAGCATAAATATTTGGGCGAATCATTTTATAAACACGAGAACAAAACGAAATTTCTCCTTCAATCTTTGGTCTTGTTAAAGTAAGGTTGAAGAGAGCAGCGTCTTGAGCAAGATCATCAAATGATATTTGAACTCTATGAGAGATCTTACGAATACAATCGTCCCCTAAAATTTTCTGACAAAAATTGTCTTCAAAATCCTTTAAGCTTGGCATTATGTTGTAAGTTTGCTTCCATTTACGTGTGAATGTGTACCAATTGACGAAGTGAACTGCGTAGCAGTTAATCATTGTTGTGACATAAGAACCTGATTCATTTCCGCAGTCTACTGGATAAATGTGACCATTAATACTATGATAAGTGTAAGTAAGTGTTTTACTTAGTGCGATTTCAGTATCTCTTGACCACTTTCCACGTGATACTGCTTCGACAAATCCAGATATTAACTCTTTTGGAAAAGACTTGTCAAGACCACTAAAGTCAGAACTAACCACATCGCCATCAATCATATTGAAGTCAAGCATATGGAGAGTTGCTTCTTTATATGGATTGAAACCAATTGTGTATATGCATTCATGATGTTTATCAATGATTGAATTAAGGAAACCACCAAAATAGCTTTTTAAAACCATATTGATGCTAAGGTCCATCTCATTAAAGAGACGAACTTTGCCTTCCTCTACTTTCTCTTTAGGTAAGAGTTCAG